GTGGAGTACCACAGTTCCCCCAGGAACAGGCGCACGGCGCTTGCAACGTCTTGGGCCAGGGCATACGGGGGCGTCGCCATGGCGATATTGCCGGCGCTGTCTATGACCAAATCCCATTGCCCTCGATCAAGCAAAAGCGTGTTGTATTGCGTCATACTGGCGCCCCTGTGTTACCGCCCCCGGGGACCACTCCCCCGTGGACGTGATTATGAAGGCTCTTGCCCTGTCCAACAACATCGTTGACGACGTTGAGCGGCCCAAGCATTTCACAGGCGCCCCCGGCACTCCCTTTGCCTTGGCTTAATGGTCCGTTAAGCACGGTGGAACCGTTGACCGTGAAGGTTGGTGTATTGACAGTGCAAGACGTAGCGGCGTCGATTTCAACGACCGGGGCCTCAATGACCACGGCCGTCGGGGAGTGAATCCGGATGCCCGCGGCGCTGAATTGGATGTATTGCGTCGGCGTACCATTGAGCATGCCGCCAAGGTACATGCCGTCGGCAAAGCTGTATTGGCGATGGCTCCCGGGGTTGCCCTGCTTCTTGGTGGTCTTGACTTGCGAAATGTCCCGGCTGGCGAAGACAGCGACGCCAATGTCCCCTTTTTGCGGGTCAATGATGATGCCATTGGCGCCGCCCTGCAGCCGAAAATAGGGCAAGTTGTAAATGGTCACATGGGGCGTCGGGTTGCCCTGGCCGTCCAATTGGTTGACCAGCGGCGTGACGTCGACATAGCCCACGGGGGACAGGCCGCCCGCGTTCGTGCAAGACTCAATGCGGACCAGGGTCGCGGTTTGCATCTTCCCTAGCGCCTGTTGCACCATGAATGCGATGCGATCAAATTCGCCAAGCGCCGCTTGCAATGGCATCAACCCATTTGGATTTTTAACGGTTTTGGACATAATAATTTAACGCTACTCCGACGACTGAGGAAAACCAAGCACCGCCCGGCTTTTCGGATTCAAGACGATGGGCCATTTTTAAAATCTGCCATTGCCCTTTTGCCGCAAGGTTATCGCTTTCGACTTTTATTAGGCCGCCGGTTATGAATGATGGGTTGTATAGCGTATCAAAACGCAAAAACGTGCCGTCAAAACTCGGGTATCTGACCAACCCGGTGTCGGCCGAAACCAACGGGATTAATGCGTTTCGATATGAACCTTTCGGCCAGATCGAAAGTACATTATTTTCAATATTGAGTTCAATTCCGGCGGCTTTTGCCAAATCTCGCGCCTGCTCTAAATCAGTGTTCGCCAGATACACGTCGGAAAGCATCACGTTGACGCCGGAATTTTCAAAAACCAAACCCATTGACGTCGCAATCTGGCGCATTATGTCAGCCACATTGCCGCCACCCTTAAAACTTCTTGGCGCCACCGTTCGCAATGCAGCGGAATACGCGGCTTGCGCTTGGATGCGAAAGCCCACGTCGGGCATGCGTGAATAGTCAGGCCACGCTTTGACCATGTTTCCCGCAAAAACTACGCTTTCTTGCGTCCCATCTATCGCAAAGACGACAATTTTATTGCGAGTTGCTTCTGTTATTCGTAACGGGTAACTCGTAATTGCGTTCATGTCAGATTGCGACATGCCAAAAATCTCGGCGCGGAGTTCTCCCATTTGCACCCAACCTGCATTCTCACAAGTTGCTGTCGCCCGATAACCTTGCAAAACAATTTGGTCAGAACCGGCGTCGTCAAATTTAGGGTTGTCGCTCCCCAAGGTAATGACGAAGCGAAGTGCCTTTTTATTCTCAAATGAGGGCATATTCTTCCGCCGTCAAATAGACCAAGTCGAAGCGGGATCCCAAGCCGTCATAGCTGGGGTCGTTGCTTCCTTGGGAGTCGATAAAAAGCAAGTTTCCAGCAAACCCGGCATACTCCCGGGATATGAGCGGCACGGCGTCCCGGGCGATTGTCCCGACCGAAATGTCGACCCCGTCCGCGTTGATATCCACGAAGACGCCTTGCGGCTTCTGGTACACGTAGATTTGGCAATTCTGGCCGCCCAAAACGGCTTTGGTTGCTTGCGACGGGACGGGTTGCAGGGGTACGGATTGCATTATTTCACCAATCCTTGAAGGTAATTGCCGGCCTTTTCCGCCAAGCCGGGCAACTTGTTTGCAATACTCTTGAGCGTCGAGGGCTGGGGCGTTTGGGCTTGCACCTTGCCGTTATCCGCTTGCGGCGTGGCGCCGGCTTCCTTCGGCTTGTCAACCTGCCCTTTGTTGGACGTGCTGTAAAGCGCCGATACCTGGCGGACTTCCTTAAGCGTGATTTCCACAATCAGCAGGGTCGCGCCTTTGGAATTGTGGCGGGCGTAGTTGTACCGTTCGACCGTGTAATTGATATAGGTCACTTCCGGAGTTACCACGCTGTAAAGGTCCGTCGACTTGCACGCCTTGTCGATGGCTTCCAAGAAGGTGCGGCGGTTCTTTTCGCTGCCCTGCATGCAAAGGACAACTTGCGGCGACGCTGGGGTTTCGACCTTGTTGTAGGCGGCAAAGCTGCCCCGCTCAAGCGGGAAGTCGCTTACGCGGGTTTCCTTGGAATAATCCACGGAGCCGGTGGACAGCGTGGAGCCCAGGCCGGCGGCTTCCAGTGCGTTGCCAATCAGCCCGGTGAACTTGGACGGGTCGCCAAGCGGTTTGCCCTTGCTGTCCCAAATGCCCCAGCGGGTTTGCACTTGGAAAACGCGCCATAGCATCCCTTGCAGCAACCCAAGGCCCGCCCGGACGATAGGGGGGAACTTGGCCGACCGCGGCAACGCCGGGACGCCTGGCAGCTTCGGAACGCTGGGAAATGGGATAAGCGGCATGTCAGGTCAACCCGTAATTGGCTTGAGAGGTAAAGAGGTAATCCAGCGACTTGCCCATGTCCTTGGCAATACCGTTGGCATCCGTGGCCGCCGTGTAGACCTTCACTTCGCCAATGTGGGTTTCCACACTCTTGGACGAGGCGCCAGGGGCCGCGGCGGCGTTCGCTTGGGCAACCTGTACCGCACCAGCCCCGGCGGCGGCCTGCGAGGCGCCAGGCACACCCCCGAGCATGGAAAGGGCCAATTGTCCCCGCTTGGCGGCTTCGCCAGCCTTGTCGGCGGGGCGTTCGTAGTGTGACGATACCGCGGCGGCGGCTTCGGCCGCTCCGGTGGTCCCGCGCAAAATGTTTCCGGCCTTGCGTTCATTTCCTTGGGTCAATTCATAGTGCATGAAGGCCATTTGCTCTTCCATGCTCGACCCTTGAATGTCCTTGCCGAACTTCTTTTTGAACTCGGCTTGCCGGTCGGGGTGCCATTGGCCGATGCCATACGCCTTGCCGTTGTCGCCCACAGCGTCCGGCCTAAAGTTCGATTCGCGGCTAATATTGGCAGCAAGGCCGGCGGCTTGCTCTTTCGACCAGCCTTGCGCTTGGAAATAGGCCATGGCGGCAGCTTGCCCCCCTTTACCGCCAGCAGCCGGAGCGGGCACGTCCGCGCCCGCAGCGCCGCCAGCAGCCGGAGCGGGCACGTCCGCGCCCGCAGCGCCGCCAGCAGCCGGAGCGGGCGATTGTTCGCGCCCATTCCAAAAGGCTTTGCCGGCAATCTTGGCACCTTCAAAATCTCCCGAAAAGAATTTAATCAGCGCGTCGGCCCCGGCGATGGCGACATACATGATGTCGACCATCATTTCTTTAAGCCGCTTGATTCCAGCGGTCGCCGCCTTAAATCCGGGCTCCCATTTGCTCCAATCAATGAAGCTGTCGCCCCCGCGCTTCCATGTCTGGTAATCCTGCCACAGTGCCGCAACAGCAGCGGCCAGGGCGAGCACGGCGACGACCGTCAGGTTAATAGGAATTGTGGCCGCTGCAATGCCCGCCAGGCCGACGGCGATGATGGTAAGGAAGGTTTGCACGAACTCTTTATTTTCCCGAATCCATGCGCCGAAGTCCGCGAAGACTGCAAACATTTTTTCAAGCGCCGGGGTTGCCGCCGACAACAGTTCCCGCCCGAAGGCTTCAAAACTTTGACGGCCGGCGACCATGGCGTTACGCAAGCGGCTGGCTTCTTCGGCCTGCTGTTTGGTGACGGCCCCATATTCCTTTTGCCGGGCAATCATCAATTCGACTTCGGAACGCCCCTTTAGCAAAAGTTGCATTGTTCCTTGGTCAATGCCCATCATCCGCCCCATATTGTTGGCGGTGGTACGGTCCATTTTGCTGAAACGGTCGGACAGGTCTAGCAATAGCTCATTTACCGGCCGGGCCTTGCCTTGGGTATCGGCCAGGCTCACGCCAAGCGCGGAGAAATAGGGGATAAGGCCACTTTGCCCGGTAAGCTGCAATTCCGTTTGCGACTTACTGAGCATATCCATGGTGCCTTGCAGCCCTTCCGCGGAGCCGCCGGCAAGTTCGGCAGCGTTGGACCATGCGGAAATGCTGTTGACGCCTTGATTGAGGTTTTGCGCGAAGCGGTCAAGGGCGGCATTCGCTTCAATCTGGTTTTCAATGAACCGCTTTACGGCCATTGTCCCGCCAATGAGGGCAAGGAACTTGGCGGCGCTCTTGGCTACATTCTCAAAGCCTTCCGCCCCGTCCTTGCCACTCTTCTTGAGTTTGGCGCCGGTCTTTTCCGCGTGGCCGGCGGTATCCTTGAGGCCCTTGTCGACCTTGGACTTCTTGGCGTCAAACTCCGAAGAGTCAAGGCCAAGTTTCACAAGCAAGCTGTCGATAATTGTAGCCATGTGGATTATTCCCGGTTCGCCAAGGCGTTATTGTAATCGTCTATCGTTACGACCTCTAGCATATCGTAGACGTCTTGAACCCCGTAGACCGTATCCAATTCATGCAAGGTCGCCATGCGCTTAGAAAGCAACGTGGCGACCGGCGCTGAAATGTTCAGGTACTCCGCAAACCCTTTTTGCGGGCCGCCGCCGGCTGGGAGCCGCCGGAGATTGAGGGGGCGACGGCCTTCAAAAAACCCGTGTGGAGCTTCCACACTTCGGCGCGGATTTTGATGCGGGTCGCAATCTCTTCAATGTCTTCCTCAATGAGATTGCGGACAATGTGCGGCTTGCTGGAATCGGGCATGATTTGCACGCACGACCACATTTCGGCTAGGAGCGGTTCCGCGACTTCCCATTTGAGCCCGGCAAGGGCCTTAATGCCGACTTCTGCCATGGCGGCCATGCCCATGCGTTCAAAGCCTTCCGGGACTTCAACGCCGCCGGCCATGAGCGCCAGAAGCGCCCGCATTGCCCAGGATTCCGCCCGGCTGGCTGGCATTTCGGTAAGTACAAAAACTTTGCCTTGGTCGCGGCCTTCGTCTTGTACGGTGTAATTTTCTGTTGCGCGTGCCATGTTGATACCTCTCCGTATCGTGAACCTCTCCTTGGTATTGGGTGCCCCCGGCGTGCTTCGGGAGAGGGCAAAGCGGCCTTGTAGACCTTGCCGGGGGCGAACTGGTTGACGCTTTCCTAAGTGATTGGATACAATCGCCGTATGAAAGCTGACTTGAATACATTCTACGTGTACACGCACCACAGGGCAACCGACGGTGCCGTCTTCTATGTTGGAAAAGGAACCAAAGGTCGGGCCTACAAAACGCACGGGCGTAATGTTCATTGGAAAAGGGTCGTCGCCAAATATGGATATTACGTAAGCATAATAGCCGAAGGGCTCTCAGAAAGTGAAGCTCTCGAAAAAGAAACGAAGCTTATTGCTGAAATTGGAAAAATTGCGTTATGCAACATGACCGACGGCGGTGAAGGAATGAGCGGATATCGGCATAGCGAAACTAGCAAATCAAAAATTGCCGCGTCGAAAGTTGGTAAACGTCGGCCGGAAGAAGCTGTCGAAAAAATGCGCCAGTCCAAACTAGGCAAAAAGGCCAGCGAAGCGACCCGACAGAAAATGTCCGATGCTCGAAAAGGTTATGAGCATTCGCCGGAAGCCCTCGAAAAGATGCGGCAAAAAGCAAAAACCAGATCAGCGGAAACAATCGCAAAGCAAGTTATCGCGAACACCGGGAAAACTAGATCGGACTCAGCGCGAGCAAACATGGCGTCGGCCCAAAAAGGCAAAGCTGTCATATGTTCGAACGGGATGCTATTTGAAAAGATAACGCATGCGGTTATCTGGTTAAAAGAAAACGGACACCCGAAGGCGTCCGTTCAATCTATAACCAAAGCGAGTTCAGCAAAACATCGGGTCGCATATGGCCTAAGTTGGCAATTTAAAGGAGACTGCGCGACACAGACTCCCATGTTACGGTGAAATCCATTGGTTGCAAGACTTTTTGCGCGTCCGGGATCTGCTTGGCGTTCGTCAGAATGCCCCGGGTAAGCGCGAAGGATTCGCCGGTCGAGGGTAGCGAAATGGAACCCGAAATATAGAACACTTCGCGGGCCGTCTTCATTGCCTGAATGACGGCGGTAAAAATGTCCTTGCTTGGGCTGTCCGCCTGCAGCGTAATCGTTTGCTTGACCGGATTGGGCACAAAGCCCGCGGTCATGCGCCCGTCGACGCCCATTTGGACCTCTGCCAAGTCGACCGCTTCCGTGGTGAAAGCCTTGTCGCTGGCATAGCCGCGAAGTTGGACGGGGGCCGGAAACAGGCCCGCGACCACAAGGGTGAACACGCTGTTCGCGCTGGTGATAGTGGAATTGTCCATTTTCTGGCCCCTTACATGATGTCAATGGATGCGACGTTAATCTTCTGCACCGCGCCGCCGTCTGTAAACCAGAAGTTGATAACGGGGGTGCCACGGTTGCCGCGAACTTGGGCGCCCGGGTCAAGGATTTGCAGGTAATAGCCCTGCTGTTCGATGATGGTCGACACGTCCAGGCCAGCGGCTTGATTCACTTGCGCTTTTTGCGACGCCGACATGGTAATACCGGTGCGAATGCTGCCAAAGTTGAGGCCCGCGGTAGTCGGGTCAATCATGGCCGCACGAATCAGGCTATAGCCGCTTTCGTTGTATGGAATTGACTTGACGCTGGTAAGCAGGGACAGCAAGGCCAATTGGAATTGCGAATTCAAATAGACTTGGTCCACGAAGGTATCAAGCCATTTCCATTTGCCTGTCATCTGCCCGTTATACAGGAAGTTGAAATTGCCATTGGCCGTCGCATAGGCACCGTAGAAGCTATAGCCGTTCGCCAGAAGGTTGGCGGCAATTTGCTGGTCGGTCACAGTGGCCGTAAAGCCCGGTTGGGACTTGAAGGCGGCCGTAATACGCCCATTGGTGCGGCTAAAGTCGATAGACGCCACGGAGCCCAGCACGAAGGCCGCAAGATCCTTGGTGTTGTAGACCGGGACGACGCCGTCGTATGCCGCGGTTTTCGCCAGGTAGCCGAAGTTCGTAGTCGAACCGCCAATGATGGCTTGCGCGTCCGTGTCCCAAACGATATAGGCGTAACGTTGATTTTGCGCGTTCGTCCAAACGGCAAAGGCTGTTTTGTCAGCAATCAGGGGTTCCCAAATGGTCATGAAGTCGACCCAATTTTGGGTTTTGCTCTTGACCATATCCATACAGGTTGCCGGCGTATCGACGTTGGCACCTTGGGAAAGAATCATTCCGGTCGCGCTGGTCAGCTTGAGGCCGGCGGACAGGGTGCCGGTTGCTTCCGTCATCGCGGAAGCGGCGCCCGTGGTGGTTGACGTGAAGATAAAGCACGACTTGATGGCGTCCCAGGTGACAGTCGGGCCGCCTACCAGTGCGAAGGCGGCGGCAATCTTCGTGGCCGCGTCGCTGAAACTGGTAGCCGTTGCCAGGTTGATACTGGTCGACGTCTTCACGGTGCCGTTCATGGTCACAGTAAGGATGCCGGAAAGGGCTTGCAGTTGCGCCAAGGTCATACCGGCCAGGGAGCCGGATTGCAGCCAGGCGGCACGGGCAGTCGCCACGAACGGGGCAAAAAGCAGGGTGCCGGGCTTGACGGTCGAATTATCGAAGCCCAGGAAGTAGGTTTGCGCTAGTGCGTACTCCGCGGAAGCGGGGCCGAAAAAGGCGCTTACGGCGTCCGCGCTGGCGAAGGATTGCACAGCGTTGGTCAGAAGGTATACCGATTGGGAAAGCATGACGCCGTTAAGAGCCAGCGGATTACCGCCGGAACCAACGACGCCGGGGTTGACGACAACGATATCACTCGCCGGGATAGGCATTTGTTCACCTCGTTAAATAAGTGGTAATCCGCAATCACGGTGCCACAACGTCCGCCGGTAGAACCTTGGCCGGGGCCAGGGTGTCGGCAAATTCTTGCGGGACGGTAACGGTAGGATTGTATTGCAAAGATGCTGTCAACGTCCATCGGCTTTCGTACTGCTGTTCCCCCGTGGTTAGCGGGGATTGAATGCCGTCGGACGTGTACAGCGGCTTAATGTTCGCCGGGAAATGCGCGAAGCCCCAATGCGAACGGAAGGCGGTTTTTACGGTCTTGCAAAACTCGCTTGCTCGCTCCCCGTAAAAGTCAATTTGAACGTCGATGCGCGTCGGCCCCTTGATTGTGGCCGTTCCAATGGCTGGAATAGGGTCAACCGGCGGCTGGTATTCGGTATCCGGAACGCTCAAATCAACCTGCAGCATTTCGGTAAGCACGATGCCGGGATTCGATGGCATGGGAACCCGGTTGACTTGAGCCCGGACAATTTGGGCGCCAGGCGCGAAAGGGGCCAGGAAGTCCGCCAGGGCGTCAATTACTTGGTCGACGGTGATTGAACTGTACATTATGCCCCCGGCATTTGTAGAACAATGGCCGCCTTGGTCCAAGTGGGCCAACCTTCCAGCACCTTGACGACAAGCCAATCTTGCCCGGCAATTTGGACAATATCGCCGCCGGTTCCATCCGGACGAATGACGCCGGCAAGATTCCCGCGCAAGTAGATTGCCCGGATGGTGCCTTGAACGTTGAGGCCGTCAAGCTGCTTGATATCGTTGGCGTCGAGGGCTTGAATCTGCCCCGGGCCGGTCACGGGGGCGGCGTAGCTGGGAACCTGGCGGCGGCCGGCGCCAATGGTATAACCCGTCGACCGCAAGACGGTAACGGTTTGGTTCGGGTTGACCGTGCTGGTCACACCATTGGCGATGCCGCGCAAGTCCATTATTCCTTGACCTCATAGGCCACTGAATTCAAAAGATGGCTAGTGTCAATAAGGGGCTTGGCAAATCCCTTGGCTTCGACGGTGCTTTCGGCCAATGCCGGCGTCGTGAAGTCATTTATGCTTTGCTGCAAGGCACCCTTTATGTCTTCGCCCATCATCGCCAGCACCTTGGGGCCGTCGTAATTCGCAGCCTTTGCCAGCTTCGCCATTTTCGGCGCCCATGTGGGGGATTCCTTGGCAATCATTTGGCGGAAGAAGGGACGGGGCGGGCGCCCGGGGCCGCCATACTCGTTCCAGAAGGCCACGGCGGCGACCGGCGTTCCATCCGGGTACGTTGCGCCTTCCATGAAGCCGACCGCCACTTCGCCGCCGCCCATCTTGCGGGCGATATCTTCAAGGGCCTTCATGACCCCGTCGGAGCCGCTTAGTACCTTGTCGGGCATGGTATGTACCGCATGCCGCGCAAGCTGCTTGTCGCTTGAAAAAAACTGCTACCATACTGCGATTGCCGGAACCAAGCGCCGGAACCAGGCGTCGCCGCTACGTCATCAAAGGCGGCCGATACCGACCCCTCTCCGGCTTGCGAAACGCGCCCCACGGGCCGCGGCATGCCGTCCGCACTCAGAAGGCCGCCAAGATAGGCGACGTGCGCGGTCAGCATGTTAAAAAGGGTCGCCCGGCGGGTAAGATTCTGCACGGGCGAATTGTCCGCATTGGACAGATACAAGCCGGCTTCCATGAAGCAGGCCGTAAGGGTAGCGTCAGGAACCGCCGCGAATTCGGGGTATCTGGCTTTGAATGCGGTCGGGTCGAATACAACGGCGGCCATTTCGCTTACTCCTTGGTATCAGCAACCTTGACGCCCATTGCCTCTTGCGGCATGGCTTCAAAGCCGGTTTTTTCTTCCTTCAATTCCTTGCTCTTGGCCTCGACCTCTTCGGTCGTGCGGGCCTCAAAGATGGCGCCGGACTTCACGGCCGGATGGTCCTTGTGGACGGTCTTCCAGGTTTCCCAAAACTCACCGTCGACCGGGGTCGTGGCGCAATCGGCGCCAATGATGATTGCTTTGTTCAAGCCGGCAAGTTCCACTTTCTTGGACACGTCCAAGGGGTGGTCGAGAATGAGGCCGTGGGGCAGTTTGCAGCAAATCAGCACAATTTTTGCGGTAGCCATGTTCGTTACTCTCCTAGATGGTGAAAAGCCCGGGAGCCGAAGCCCCCGGGGTTGCTGCTTAGATTGCCAGCATTTGGGCAATCAGGAACGGGCGGAACACAACAGTTCCCCAAGTTCCTTGGCTCTTTTTTTGGCGAAACGAACTCGACCCGACCACAAGCGGGTGCGCCCGCATTTTTTCGGTGAAGCCGCAAGACGCGGTGCGCTGGCCTTCCATGTCTTCGACAATCAGTTGGGCCAGTTCGCCCGACACGGTGGAGTATTCCGGCGCGGTCTTAATCGTCAGGTTGGGGAAATTCTTTTTCAGAATGTCCGCGACGTTGACGTTAAAGTCCGTGGTCTTGGTCAAATACACTTCCGAAATTGGCGAGATTGCCAAAGTCATTTTGGTATCGAGTTCGACCAGGCCGTTGGCTTGGGTTTGAAGCCGCTTGTACAGCTTTTGAACGTCGGCGTTAATTTCTTGCCCCGTGGCATTCGCCCAACTGGTGCCGCCGGCCGTCTTGGTGGTCGGGCTGATAGCGGCGGACAGGCTGGGGTCGTTCAGCAAGCCATAGTTTTGCAGGCCCGAAACGCCGAAGAAGTACGTTTTGTTTTGGTACTTGTTCAGGGTCAGAGCGGACGCGATGTTGACGCGGTTGGCCCAATCAATACGGGCCAGGCCGGCGCGTTCCAGTTCGCGTTCACCCCATTGGGTCATAACTTGGTAATGGAACGACTGGCGTTGCGGGAAGTTGGAGTTCACCCCGGCGTTACCGCTTTCGCTGTAATCGCCATAGGCGGACGTAACGCCCGTGGATTCCACGACCGGGAACATTGCCGTTTCGGTGGTCCAATCGCCCTTTTTGGTTTCATCGCCCACGATTTCGGCCGCCTTCATGGGCGATACCAAAACCTCAATCAGCTTGGGGTCGATGTAGGTCGAGAGGAACGCCGGAATGCCGGCATTGCTGGTGGTAATCAGGGTCGGCTGTGCATCGCAGGCGAAACCGTCTTGCGCGTAGCGAAGGCCCATTGCGGCGCCCTCCGCTTGGAAGTCGGCGTTGACGCCCATGAAGTGGATACCAGCGCGGCCCATGAGAGCTTGAAGAATCGGATTCATGTTTTTGGCTCCTTAAAGGCTCATGACCGCAAGTTCACCCGATACACAAGCACCGGCACAAGCAAAGTCGGTTTCAACGTAACTGGTTGCATTCGCGGCGCCGCTGCCAACGGTTTGCGAAACATTCAGCGTATATGTGCCGGTACTGCCAGCGGTGCCGGTCAGTTGGGCGATGATATATGCCGGGACACCGCTGGCTTGCATAACCTTGTCACCAACACTCAGGGCGCCGGAGCCGACGGCAGAAACCGTAAGCGTGGTGCCAGATTGCGCGGCGGTGATAGATGCAGAAGCGGGGGTAGCCGCGGTCGGCTCAAAACGGGCGGAACCGTCTTGGAACTTGGCGTAAGCCTTTTCGCCCTTGACGGCCGATGAACCGTTCGCCAGGGCGTAATAATCGCCGGTACGCATGAGCGTAACAGGGAAGCCGACCGGAATCAGGTTGCCGCTTTCGGCCAGGTAGGTCGAAATAAGCGCCTGTTGGTCGCGGTGAATGAAGCCGTCGGGTTTGCCGGTGCCGGTATTCAGCACGGTAACGCCGTCGGATTGAATCCAGGCGAAGCGGCCAACGGTTACGCCAGCGGCGCCAGCAACAAAGCCGCCTTCCGGGGACACGGTAGCCGCCCGGGGATTGGCCGAAGCGAAGTCGCCAGCGCAAGCCGGGGGCTGCTGTGCGTTAACTTGAGTTTGAAAGCCCATGGTATTTACCTCCTATTAGGCGTGGCTGAAACGTGCGGCGCCCGGGAACTTCGCGGCCAGGCCGGCGGAGTCTTGAGCAACATGCACGGGCGACGCGACCTTGTGGGAAGCGGCAACCTTGAACAAGGCGCGAAGGGCCGGGGCACCTTCCACACCAGCGCGGTCCACCTTCATGTGGTCCAAGGCGAAGCCATAGACGTCGGCGGCGGAATCCATACCCAGCACGTCGCCCACAACGGCGCGAACGTCGCGGCGGGCTTCTTCGGCTTCGCGCAATTCCTTACGCAAACCGTCCATGGCGGCGTCGACTTCTTCCTTCTTCATGCCCGGTTCCGGCTTTTCGTCGGCGGCCGGAGTAGCCAGAAGACCGCAAGCGGCTTCAAGCGTGGCGTCGTCAACCTTGCCGGCCAGAAGGGCGCGGAGCTTGTCGGCTGGCGATTCGTCCGCGGCGGCGGCCGGGGTTTCGACCGGCTTAGGGTCTTGCTCAACGTCCAGAATTGCGTCGAGAACGGCGTCGAGTTTGTTGGAATCAAGAGAGGCGTCAAGAGCCAATAGCTTGGCCTTAACGTCGTCCTTCTTGAAGGTCTTGCGGTCGGCATTGCCCACCAAGGCCGGCAGGGCGGAATCCGCCGCAAGCACAGGGGAGGCCACACACAACGCCGCAAATAGGGCTTTGCCCATTCGTGACATTTTCATGGCGATTTCCTTGTCAAAAATAAAAGGTTTGCGGTCGGAAACAACTACATCGGCACCCGCCCGACCAACTTCAACGAGCGCCAAATGATTGCCCTGTATTTCCGTCATGCGTCCGTCGTAGGGCTGGCCTTCAAATTCGCCGGGCTCCATAACAGGTACATAACGATAAGCACAGGATAATTCTCGTACTTTATCAGTTTCAATGCCCGCTATGGCGGTCGCGTCCCAAACACACAGGTCGGCGTCGAGATACGGGGGCGTAAAAGTGATTTCGGAACCGATGGCGCCGACGACCAAATCTGGCCGCGGGGCGTCTACGGTAACGGGTACATGCTCGGAAAGAATGGGGAGCCGGGCAAATGTGGCCGCCCCCCGCTCCAATTCCACGGGATCACGGAACAGGCGGTACACCGTATCTGGCTGCAGCCCCAGGGCTTCGTGACCCGGAATCTCCTTGCCATAGTAAACGCACACGTTCGCCTTGCTAATGTGAGATTTAGCGACATGAAGTCGTCCGTCAGCGTCAATCCGGCGGGCGGTGCGGTCAAAAGCTAATTTCATGGTCGACATAATGTTGGATTATGAGGCGGCGGGCGTAATTGAGCAAGATATTACACGTAAGTCGCGGACAGTTGGGCACCAGCGGCGACGACCGTGGTATCCGTGGCGACCGCGGCTCCGGTAATTGCAAGAGCAATGCCCAAATTAAAGCGTTTACCCAGGCGGCCAAATTCGGCATTGAACAAGGCACCCGCGGCAACCGGAATGGTCATAATCGGCACGTCAGTTCCAACGGTTGGCGCCGACGCCTTGTTGTACAGCTTGAGGTACACGGTCGCCGCGGTAGCGTTGAACAAGGACAGTTCAAACAGGGTACCGGCGGTAGCCTTGACCGACGCCGCGTTCGTGGTTGCCGCGGATACCAGGGCGTAAGCGGTGCTGCTTGGTGCGATCGGGTTGCCTTCGTTGGCGGTCACGGCCGGGGAGCCGTCAATTGCCACGATGCGAACCGGGAGCGCACGGTCGAGGCGTTGAGTTCCGGCGCCGTCAATCATCATGCGGTTTTCGCTCCAACCTTCAAGCAAAATGTCATGGGCGCGGAGCGTGGTACGTTGGATAACCTGGCCGCCACAGTCGGTCGACGCCAGGCTGGCAAGGTCCGGAGATACGCGGACGCCAAAAATATCAACAATGGGCATGAGGTCCAAGGACGTGGTCGAAATATTCGCCACTTCCCAGGCACCGTCGATACCCAAGTCGGCGCCGGTTGCGTTGTCCCGCAAGCCGTACAGTTCGGCATAGTCCCCGATGTTCAAGCCGGCCCAGTTTCCGGAGCCGACCAGGGTAAGCACGCCGGTCGCGGCGGCAATGCTGGCCGATTGGACCACTTGAGCAATTGCGCCTTGCTGGTCAACGCCGCCGTTCGTGAGAATGACCGCGCCACCGTAGCTGGTTGCCGTGACAGCGGCGCCAAGCACAATGGTAAATTGCGTGGCATTGACGACGGTAACTTGGGCAGGGGTGCTGATATTGGCAAAGTTCGTTTGGTCACGAACGCCCTTAATCGTTACCCAATTATTGGTCGTCAGATTGTGGGCGCTGGCAGTATTCACCGTGGCCGTCGTGGTGCCGGTCTTGGCGATGCTTACGATTTTGCCGACCGGGCGGGTCATGCTCTTCGGGCGATACGCACGGAAGCGGGGACGCAAAGCAACTTGTACGGCCGGCTTAACCGACGTGCGTGTTGCGCGGGCGGTATAGCCTCCGGCCGTGACCATCGTCGCGGCGGTATCGTACCAAGAGCAGTCGCGTGGGCGGCCTTCCAAACGGTAGCGGGACGTCGCCCGAATTTCAACGTTACCGTTTACGCCGTTGGCATAGATCGGATCGGACGAACCAACGGTAACGCGATGGTCGCCCAAGAGCGTGCCGGAAACTTGATCGTCATTGGCGCCGCTGCCAAAGATGGAAACAAACGCCGCTTGCGTGGCCGCCGTTCCCGTGAAGCGCATACCGAAGCCGTTAGCGGCGCCGGCCAGGTTTTTATAAAACTTGATGAACGCGGAACCATTCGGCGGGGTGATGGCGGCCACAGCAAGCGAGGGCAGCACCGCGTCGTCCGAAAAGCCGCAAGTAATCGTTTTGCGGTCGTAGGAAATGAACTTGATTGCCAAGTTCGGGTAATTCAGGCGGTTGTCGACCAGGCCAAAAGTATGGACCCAATCGGAGAGATACACGCCGGCCGGCAAAGCCGTTTTAAGGACAATGGTAAGGATGGTGCCCGCGACCGCGTTGTACGCGACGCCAGCATCGGCGGACGATTGGTAGACGATGGCAATTTCGATATCAGCCGGCACAGGGAACGGGCCGGCGTCGTCATTTTCAAAAAGGCAAATCGACGCGAATTGATGGCGGACCCGTTGCGACATTGACGCTTCAATTTCAAGCGCGGCCGGCTGGGTCACGGGGACGTCGACCGTAATGTTCGACTCCGCGTCATCAATCAGCGGGCCAATTGCAAGCGCGGTAATAACCTGGCCGTTACTGGTCGCTTTGCGGGTCACGAAGTCCCCGGCGGTAACGCCTTGAAAGTTACCATAGAGCGCGACCAGTTCCGCGGCGCTGTTGGTATCGGGGATGGCTTGGTAAACATCGCCGCCGGCAACCTGGCCCGCGGTGTTGATGCAAACGACGCCTTGCGCGACGGAGCCGTCAGACATTAGAACTTGTGATTTCATGGCTAAATCCTCAAATGGGTAGAACGGCCCGACTTGTGCATCGGCAGTTGACGGCAAAACCTGGTTGGATAAATTCCCCGGAAATTAGGCAACCTTCCGCGATTTTATACCTTTTCCCGTTCGCTGCCACATGGTCAGGGCGCGGATTCTTCCCGGCGTGGCTATGTTGCCAAATTGCTTCCGTTATGCCAAGTTCCATTTGCCTTGCGCGATTGACGACGGCATTACTCTTGTTGCTTTGGTCCCTTGCAATCAACTCCGCCCGATGGCTGGCCGCCGGGTAAAGTTGCTTTAGCTCCTTGACCATGGTCGCCAGGTCACGGCCGGCGCTGTAGGAGCGCATAACCGTTCCCTCTACCTGTTGCAAATACTTTTCAGGGATAGAGCGAATCAAGCCGACGTTTTCCTCAAGGCTGGCATTGAAGGCGTCGCGTACCGCGGGCGTCATCTTGAATTCAACGGACCAACCGGCTTCCTTGAGGGCTTGCCGGAACGCGGAGTCGCTGGCCTTGAACATGCCTTGCAAATAGGCTTCCGCCAGCTTGGGGGCGTAATCGTCAAACCGCTTGGTCCACCGGCGGGCCAGTTCGTCCAATATCTTTTTGATTTTGGCGGAGGGGGCGGCGTCTTGGGCTTGCTCAACCAAGGCGGCCATGCGCGGCGGGTCTTTGCGATAGGCGGCGGTCAACCAGTATTCGACCGACCCGTGCATTTCGGCAATGAGCCGCTGCAGGGCCTTGCGGTATTTCGCCTCAACGCCTCGATTTGCAGGGGTACTTCGCACCACTTTTTCGTTATTTTTCATATTTCCACGAGTATCCATACGCCAATTTCCTTTTTCCTCGACAGCATGCGGTGATTGCAGAAACCGCAGCTTTCGGATGACCGACGGTTTTCATAAAGTCACACGCGGCCGTAGCGCTGGGATATACAAGCCCGTCAGAACGAACAACAGCAATTCTATTTTTGGCCGGCAAACCGATCTTTGCTTTAGATTGGTTTGCGCGCCTGACTTTATCTATTTCCAAAAGGTCGCATTTCGGAAAGCCTATGTAAGACCAAGCCAAGCCGTATGCACTTTTACGTAAACCGGCCGCGCATCGAGAAATTACATTAGCTTTACCTGATACAAATTTAGCAGCATTTCCCGCGCCATCAAACTTCATTCCGTTTGAGCAATAAACCGGCTTTTTAAACGTAAGCCCCATTTTTGCTTTTGCTGCGTCCGAATGCTTACGGCCAGTTTGCGCCGCCGACATTCTGGCTTTAGTTTCGTCGCTCGGTTTCCATCCAGCAACACCTTCACCCCCGTCAGTGTGATTGCAAAGAAAGCCTCGACCCAAAGTCAGAATGGTCGATTTCTCTAACTCAAATGCATCAATTTCGGAAAGATTCGACTTGAGGATTTCGACTCTCAGGCCATGTTTGGTGACAATCCTATTCCATTGAACACTTCGCCCGTCAGTTCGCCAAGCTCGATTTGCGCGACCTTTTCCGACATAAAACGGCAACCCGTCATCATTTCTGAAATGGATATAGACGTAAAATTCTAATTGCGGTATTTTGGTTTTCATACCCATATCGTACCGCAATTAGAATGAACAATCAAACGTCGTCGGCCAAACCTTCGGCTGGGTCCAATTCGTCCGTCGGTTCCACGGGCGGGACCAGTTCGACGGAAGTGTCCAAGCCCTGATAGCCGCCATTCGGGTCGCGGGCCAGGCGTTCCCGGACTTCGGACGGGTCGACCACACCGGCCGCGATATAGGCGCAATCCGCCTGGCTATCGGAAAGCCTGATTTCGCTTTCTTCCTTGGGCGTCATTTGGTACAGCGGAACGAAAGTAAAGCCGATATCCGGGTCGATTTCCCCAAATAGCGAAAGCTGTACGGCCTTCAAGATTACTTCCAGCGGTTCCCGCCAATGGGCTTCCTGTTGGGCCGCAATCCAATCATAGAAAATGCGGATTTCGCCGTCGCTGGAAGCATTCAAGCCGCTGGGGGAAATGCCAGTAAGGACAATGGCCGGCATGCGGGACACGCTGCACATTTGTTCCTGACTTTGGGCTTGGAGTTCATGCAGGCCAGAAAGGGGCGTATTGATTTGCACCAGTTCTTCCCGATCCTTGTCCAAGAGCATCAAGCCCTTATTGCTCCGCATGGCCGTAAAGAGTTCGGCCCGGGACATGAGGTCGGCGCCGTCGTCTTCACCCTGCAGCACTTGATCCATGCTTGTGGCAAGCGCGGTAATGCTGAAATTGTTTAGCAGGTCCGACACGCTTTGGCGAGTCCGGAGCCAGTTGTCGACATAGGGCTCCGCAAGCTGGGAAAGGGACATACCGGCAAAGTTAAAAGCCGGTTTCAGAATGTCCGGAAGCGGCCGGGTTACGACCGTCATCAAGCGGGACGCATGGACTTCTTGGCCCAGCATGAACCACTTGGACGGCTTGTAAA